AAGGCAGACTGAGCATCTTGTACAGTACCCATATCTTGTATGAATAGTTCTTTTTCAAGAGCTTTTGCTAAGTGTTTAACAATTTCTGTTTTACCAGTACCAGTATCACCAATAAGCATGATGTTTTCACCACGTAATACATTACGCACTAATAAAAACCACAATTCTGGGTCAATGTGAAATCCTATGTCTTTGCTAGATGGTACAGGATACTTAGCAGCAATAGTTCTTTTAAGATTAGTGCTTGTGCTACCTTCTGCAGGTATTGCAAATTTAGCATCCCAGTCAATAGTATAACCATAAGGTTCAAATTTGGTAGCTAAGACTTTAGCGTTGTCAATGCCACACCAGTCATCTTCAGTGTTGTCAATCATATAATCCATCAAGTAATCTACAAGAGGATTAGCTTCTGGACCACTAAGAGGAAAAGGTACGCAATCATACATAATTGCTACAACGCTTTCTTTACGCAAGTACAAATGGTCAGGCTCAGGAAATTCATAGTTGTTAGCAATAAAGATAGTTCCTAATGGGAATTTTACAAGGTCTGCTATAGGAGCTGTAATTTTAATGTCTTCTACAGAGATTGGCAATTCTTTTTCAAATGCTTGACCTGCTAATGTTTGAACTTGAAAACTTGTTCCTTCTAAAAATGCTCTAAATAAAATCATAATGTGTGTGTATAAATAATTAATAATGTTAAGTGTAGTAACTGCAATTTTATGCAAATATTTGTCAAAAAAAAAAGATGGCTTAAATTTTATAAACCATCTTTGAAATCATTGATATTAAAACCATCTTCATCATCCTCTGGAAAAGGATCATGTTTAAAATTTAAAAGTTCTTTATGTAACTTATCTAGAGCATCTTTATCACCTCTAGAGATAGCATCATCAATTTTACTTTTAAGTGACATTACTTTACTTCTCAACTCATCTGGTAATTCATCAAGTAATTCATCAACACGATTTGAAGTATTTCTCTGTCTTTTAGTGCTTAACTTTTTTAAGATATCTTTTTTAGTATCTTGTAAGTTTTGCATGATTAAGTCAATCATTCCTAAAGTCTCAAATGGTCTACCATGTGAAATCATTAAAGAAGCATTAGGTGTACCATTTTCAGTAACATCTACTCCCACTAAAAAGTGAGAGTTGTAATGTGTGTTATCTTTTTCTAATTTTTGTTGAGCATTTTTTAGCTCTTCAATAAAACTCTTGTTCATAAGTCTTTGTTTATTTAAAATGTTTGATTAAGTCTGCAACAGTGTCATCACATTGCTCAATAATTGTTACTACAGGTGCTAATTTCTCAACAATATTACAAGCTGTCATGTAATATTCTGTTTCTTTAAACTTCTGTACGTACTCTGGCTTTACTTCTTTAATTGCAGTAGCTATACCTAAAGGTGTTTCTACTTGCTTTGAAATAACATTTTTGTCAAGGTTTTTGTTAAGAGTATCTAAATAGTTCTTAAGTCTGTAATACATGAAAATGATTTCTGTGTTATCAAGACCTGCATATTTATGCTCTGTTTTTTGTTCTAATTGGTGTGTCATTACAATACAATTGTTTCAGGTGAAAGATTAAAAAAACTTCTAGGTAATAATTTTCTTCTAATAAACTCAGTGATAACATCTTTAGTGTTAATACCAAGCTTGTTAAGTGTTACATTTTTAGGCAATATCATTTGCCAGTCATGATCTTTCTCACCAATTTTAGCGTGAGGAAATATGCTTTTTATAAGATTTGTTTCATTCTTATAATAAATCTTAGCTTTCATGACCTGTAAGATTCTTGCAGCTTTTTGATAGTCCAATACAACTTGAGATATAACACTAGGTGTCATGGTTGCAATTTGTTCTGGAGTATACTCTTTTAAACCATACATTAAACGTCTATACATTTGACGTTGAACAAGATTTAAATGCAATTTTTCTGCAGTTTTTTGTACTCTTTTGCTCTTAAAAGCTGACTTAGCTTGATAAGTATCTGCATATTTTAGCAGATTAGCATTACCATTCTTGTCATAAATGACAACTCCTTGAGCTGTTGCAGTAATGGATGACTTTTTTTTCATTTTTGAAATAATTTAAGGTTTAACTTTTACAGATTTACATCTGAGATATTTGTCAAGATTATTGCTAAAAAAGACCTAATAATTATCTACTAGGTCTTATTCTAACAACTTATTAAAACACACTTTACTTTTTGTCACTTGGTGTAACATTAACGTCTTTAATATGAATCTTATCATCTTTTATATTAAGACTCACTACAACTTTTGCATAATCTTCATCACTAATTGTGTCTGATTCTTCTGGCTTTGCTATCATGTTAACCATTTCATTAAAATGTTTAGCAAATTCTAAGATGTTTACTGTATGCTTGTAATCACTTTCAGTAAGTAAGTTTTCACCACACTTAGGACATGGTTTGTTGATGTAACTTTGGTAATCATCAAATGATGCTGTTGGATCATTGTAATCACAATCTCCATTGTCACATTTTATACCTTGTATATTGGCTGTGACTAATTCTTTGTTATTCTCCATCTTTTAAAATTTTATTTATTTGTGTACGTATTCTACGCTCTGTTGTAAAAACAGCATCAGACCATATAGCTCTTGCTGCTTCTTCTGTGACTTTTACAAGACCATATAAGTCTTTGTTTTTTGCCCACCATTTTTCAAAATTTTGTTCTATCATCTGTGAAACTCTATTGAATAGCCTTTAGCAATTAATATTCTAAGGCAAGTATCATCATCAAATAGTTGTAATGCTACTGATTGACCATCTTCATCAATACAATCTATAAGCTGATAACCTTCACCATTTTCTGTTTTACCTTCTTTAGAACCTGAAACTTGATGAAAAGTTATTTGTTTACCACTTAGATAATAGAAAATTATATTTCTTTTATTGTCAGCGTTAAACACAACTGTTAAATCTATCTTTTCCCATGGTTCTAATACATCATTCTTCTTTGATATCATAGATGTGTACTTCTTTACAAATGTTTCTTGAGAGAACATTGTAATGCTTAACAGCATTCCTGCTAATAATAATAACTTTCTCATAATATATCAGAATAATCATCAGTTTCAGCATGCATCATTAAGAATCTTAATTGTAAAAATTCTAAAAAGATCTTTTTGTCAAGAATCATGTCTGGAACATCTTCATCAAATAGTGAAATGTCCATTGATATCAGTAAGTCATCTGTATCAGTATCAATAATTTCTACTAATCTGTTGTTAAAATCATACTCTAATGTAAGATTTTCTAAAATCATGTCATCATGATTAATTACTGGTGAGAATTGGTAAAGCTTTTGTACTTTACTTCCCAAGTTAACTACGTCTTGTAAACTTGCATTCATAATTTTTGTGTGTTTAAGTTAATAATAATCCCTTATGTAAGGGCACTTAGTGTGTTAGTAGTCAAGATAGGAGTTGAACCTATATCTGTTGCCATAACCCAGTAATCTTCTGGAGGCTATCATGCTGACCAATTACACCACTTGACTTTATCCCTCATGTGAGGGCACTTATCATAGTCCGAGGTAGCATGCTCAAATCAACTGACTGAGCCTCGTTCTTTAAATATTGTTTAGCACCTTTCTCTTATAGCTTACCAAGTTATCAGTTATGGAGCTTGTATAAGAGTTAAGGTCAAGCTGAGAGCTCATTTGCGTTGTGTAGATTATATTTGGTGTATCTACATTTTATGGAATAATTTCCTTTCTCAAGGGAACAACACATTCAACATCTCTGTTGATATCTTTATGTAAATAATAAAATTATAATCTAACATCTTGGTCATAACTCGTAAGTTAAGTAAGTTTATAGTTAGTCCCAATACCATCAAACTACAGTACTTATTTTTGTTGGTTCGTAATTACTTACTATGGCACACCCTCACAGGTCTTTAAATTAAGGTCAACTATTATAATTTTTTCTACTGTTTGAATTTTATTTACAAAGGTTCAATGTTTAGCCTTTTACCAACCTTGGTCTTTCAGGGTTTCTGATTAATGATTTGCTTGCGCTTTAGACTACTACAAACCCTTATTCATCTGTTTAGCACCATCATTAATTAACAGCGAGCATTCGTAATATTAAAGCACTCTAGCTACATTGGGAGAACTGCCCTTCCCACGTTATTTAAGAGTATATCTTGCAGCGTATCTCACTAGGTTATGCTTTATTTTTTAAACAAATTTAAGAATTTTCTAATCAATCTTTGAAACTTATTGTAAATAGAATTTTCTACTAGTGATAATGCGTGTGCATGACCTTTAACAGCATCTTCATAAGATTTATATCTCTTTTGATACTGATCATATTTACCTTCAAATATCATAGTTTCCCATAATATAGGTTCTTTACTTGCATAAGCATGATCTAATCCTAAGAACACTGTAGAAATAAGAACATTCTTAATGTTTTCTTGTTTAACAATCTTGTTTCCAGGATCTTCTTCTGTCCAAGTTTGATATTCTGCTATAGATGCAGGAATTGGTTTGTAATTTTCATCTAATATGTACCACATAACTATTTGTTTTTTATTATTTCTATTAATTCTTTTAATAATAACTGTTGAGATTCAGTATCTAAGTTCATTTGCTTTAGCTTTTAGATTGTTACTGTGAATCTTTTTGGCAATACCTATCATAGACTTTTGGTCTATATGATATGCCTCTATGATATCTTTCATGTATGTCATCTCCCATAAAGGTACTGTAGCAACAGCCTTTAGATATGCATCATATGATTCATATAGTTCAATTGTCTCTGTTTCTTTATGATTAAAGTATAAATCATAGAATTTAGACTCAAGAGTTTTAAGTTGTTCTAAAAACTTACCTACAAAGTTCTTAAATACACCAGTAAACCAGTTGTTTGCTTTCATATCTACAATATAGTTTTGTAGAATCTGTGCTGCCATAGCTGTATGCAACACTTTTAAGTCTCTAGGTATCATCTTTTAAGTTTTTGATTGAATGTTTGTAATATTTCAAAGCAAGAAGGGTCCATGTTTACACCATAGCGATTACCTTCTATGTGAATTGAACTACAATCATCTGTAAACTTTGTTCCATCAAGTGAAAACTTGTGACCACCTGCTCTCACCCATGTTATAGAGCCAACAGGTATGTGTGTACATTGTTTAGCTGGTCTCTCATCATGTTTACCATCCCAAAATATAGGTTTAACTACTTCAAGAAATATAATTAGACCTACATCATTTGGATAAGGTATATATTTATATGGTTCTTCCATTGTTTATAATTTAACTGTTTTTGATTTAATTTCTTGTAAACTATTAAAGGTGTTAGATGCTAATCCCTTTATATCAGACACTTTGATTTTTCTAGGTTTTTTACCTTCTGCCTGCCATTTCTTACATGTAATGATAGCTTCTTTATCATCTATGTATGTAATCACATAAGAACCCATATATGTATTGAGTTCTATGCGATTACCTACTTGATAGATATATTTACTATTTACATGTTTATACTGTACTACTAGTCTATGTAAGTTTGCATCATCTTCATGTGCATAATATATAAGCTGTTTGTTATCTACTTTGTTAAGTGAATAATCAAAAGAGTTGAAGTTATTTTGAATTTCAACACCATTTGCAACTTTAATGTGTACAATTATATCATTTACCTTTATTAATACATCACCTTTTTCAGACAAAGTTGTTGAGTGAACAATACCAGATAAATTAAGCACAGAAACATTCTCTTCTTTTAAGAAGTCATTTCTATGCTTAATCATCATCTTAAGTCCTTCATTTATCACTTTTAGTGCATGATGAATAGACTCAATAGGTAGTTCTCTTTTGTTTATTGCTGTAAGAGTTTTGTATGAAGTATTAATAAATTCTTGGAGATCTGTTGGATATTGAACGTCTTTCATAATATTCCTCCATAGTCATTATTCTCATTTGATCTTCTTTAGTGACTACACAATGCTCTATGTTGTATTGATGT